CAACCGGTACAAGAAGAATATGTGGATCCAGAAATTCAATTGACAGACACAATCACCGTCAAAATGAAATATCCACCATTCAAGTTAGTTAAAGATTCTATTGATATGGACGACATTACAGAAGTTACCTTCAATATGTTGGCACAGTCAATTGAATATGTTTATGACGGTGAACAATTTCACTATGCAAAAGAAGTTCCTGTAAAAGAACTGGTTGAGTTTATTGAACAATTGAACCAAGAACAGTTTGAGAAACTGGAAAAGTTCTTTAATAGTATTCCTAAACTATCTAAGAAAATTGATATGACTTGTTCCAAATGTGGTTTCGAACACCACTTGGATGTGGAAGGGCTCGAAAGTTTTTTCGGCTAATACTTTGTTATGATGATTTAAAAAATTACTACAAGACTAACTTTTCTTTGATGCAACACCATAAGTATAGTCTTACCGAACTTGAAAATATGATACCTTGGGAACGAGATATCTATGTCGCCATGTTGATTCAATATTTGGAAGAAGAAAACCAAAAACTAAAAGAACGACAAAGAAATAAATGAAGTTATTCGGAAATAAAAAAGAAGGTACAGGCGATAAATCGTCAAGTCCTGTTGCGTCTGAAAAAACTAAACAATCGGCTGGATTTTTAAAAAGGTCTGTCAATAAAATTGGTGATATTCTGCACAAAAAATTTGGTTCAACAGAAAAGATAACTGACACCGATTCAATGTCTAACGCCGAATATCTCGGTGAAATTTATAAATTGATGGTGCAAAACAGTGTTGATATAAAATTAGAACGTGAACAACAGGTTAACTTTAGAGAGGAAGAAGATTCTGAGGAACAAAAAAGACACTCTGAAATAGTCAAGGCCTTGACTATACGTAGAAGACCGAAACCTAAAGCAGTTATACGCCGTGAGAAGAAGGCAGAAGAAAAGGCCAAAGAACCGCCTAAGAAAACTGGTGAACCGCCTAAGAAAACTGGTGAAACACCTAAGAAACCAGCAGAGCCATCTAAACCAGCTGAACCTGCAAAGAAACCAGCAGAGCCAGCTAAACCAGCTGAAAAACCAGTTGAAAAAGCCAAAAGAGAAGTTGATGACGGAGTTAAAAAAGCTGCTGAAGAAAAGGCTAAAAAAGATGCTCAAGAGGCAGCCAAAAAAGCTGCTGAAACCAAAGCCAAAAAAGAAGCTGAGGAAAAGGTTAAGAAAGCTGCTGAAGAAAAGGCTAAGAAAGCTGCTGAAGAAAAGGCTAAGAAAGAAACAGCAGAAAAATTAAAGAAAGAGGAACAAGAAAAATTAAAACGTGAGGCTGCGGAGAAAGCTAAATCTGAAAAATTAAAGAAAGATGCAGAACCGGTTAAACCTTCTACTGCAACTCAGAAACCTCCTGCAGCTGCAAAACCTTCAGCAACCGAAACTGCTGTAAAGGTTGCTACTGGTACCGCAAGTGTTGCTGGTATGTCTGCGGCCGCAGCGGCTTCTATCAAGCTTGAAACAGGTTCTGATGCTTCACAAGCTATTAAAAAAGTAGGTCAAATAGTAGATAATGACCCTAAAGCTGGAATTAAATCTTATGGAGTTTTTGGTTTAAATTCAGGAGGAAAAAATGTTAACGAATCTTCCATAGGTAGTTTCGTTAAAGAAAATCGTCAATTCGGTTTTAAATCAACTATAGCATCTAAACAATTTGATAATGAATGGACAAATATTGCCAACACAAGACCTAAAGAACTCTTGGATGCTCAATTGGCTTGGTATGACCGACATGTTGCTAAACCTGCTCTGAAAGACCTATCTGGATTTCCAATAGCAATAGTTTCTGATCCTAGAGTTATACTCTATATGACAGATAGAAGAAATCAATATGGAGGCCAAGGCTTAAAATCTGCCCTTCAAAAAGTGAAATCGGTTTCAACAGCCGAAGAATTTATAGATAAGATGACAGAAATTGATTTGAATAATATAGAAAAAGATTTTAAAACTTATTTACAAACTAATCCTAAAAATAAACCAGGTTTGGTTGGTAGAATTGAAAAAAGAAAACAGATGGCATTAAGTCTTTCTAAAACTCAAGAAGTTATTAAAACTGAAGAAAAACCTAAACAGGTTAATTCAAACGCAAATTCAGGCACATATGTGGATCAGTCCTCTAGACAAAATATAGATATGAAGAAACAGGATAATCCTGCACCGATAAACATACAACAGAACACAACGAATGTAAACAATACAACAGAATCATCAAATGCACCAATCGTTGATGATAGACCAGCACACCAAAGAAAGTAAAAAATGGCAGATAATAAACTAAATTATCAACAGGCTAGAAGTGTCAGAAAAGCAAAATTTTCTGATATATTGCTTGACCAACTAGCACAAAGTGATAGAAGTGTACTTGGTGCCGTTGGCAAAACCATTTCAATGAAAGGTCAGGCTAGAATTAAAGGCATCAAAGAGAAATTTGATCCTTTGAATATCATAAGATTTATGACTATGGGGTCCAGGTTTGGTCCCGCTTTGTTTGGTAAAATGACTGGTCGTAATCAAAAAGATATTGACTATTTTACTGGTCGTACTAAAAGTGTTGTTGGCACCAGAAACACCGCAGATAGATTAAAGAAAGTTGGTGGTGACGGTGATTCAGAAGGCATCAATCAACAATTAGCAAAAATATTTTCTTTCCTACAAAATAATCGTGAAGAAGATATTAAGTTAAAACAATTAGCAAAAAATTCTGAGGAAGAAATTGCCTTGGAAAAAGGTAAACGCCATAAAGAATTGATTGATACACTACAGAAGTTAATGAAACATATTAATTCTGGTGGTAAGATGACTGCTGAACCAATGGAAAAAACTTCAATGTTTGGCAACATATGGGATAATATCAAGGGTTTGGCTGAGATGATGGGTGAAATGCGAAAATTCATGTTTGATATGGCAAAAAGAATAGGCATGCCAATTACTAAAGGCCTTTTGTCGGCTGGTAAATTTGGTTTACGTATGTTACCAATTGTTGCTGCGGCCGCCGTGGTTGGAACAGCTATTCTTGGCGCTGATTATCTTGCTCGTGAGTATCTTGGTGTTGGAAAAAATGCAGACGGAACTGATATTGTAATTGATGAGAAACAAGATGAAGAAAACTGGAATAAAATGGATGCAGCTGAAAAGTTTGAATCCAGTATTGCAAGAGCTATAGAACAAGCCGGCGATATACTTTCACCAAATGCAGCACTTGAAGCGAGAGCTGCGAGAATAAAAAACGAAACTGAGTATCTAAAAAAGAAAGAACAAGGAACTGCAACAAGAGTGGAACCAGAAGCACCAGAAGATATGATGTTTGATCCTGAAGGTAATTTGATACCTTTGCCACCAAATAAGTATCAATCTTCACCTGTTACAATGCCAGTAAAACCTGCTGTCGTACCACAAGCACCAGCAAATATGGAATTTGATGCTGAAGGTAGATTAATACCCTCGCCTGTACAAACTAAACCAGTACCTGTACCTGCGATACCAAAGTCTGCACCTGTTTCACCACTATCAAATACCAATTCTGATTTGAATTTACCTAAACCTGCCGCATCAAATGATATGAAACCTATCATTAACAAGACAGTAAACAATCTCTCACAGAAGCAGGAAAGAACTGGATTAAGACCTAGTCAAATATCTGTGCGTAATGATGAACCAACGTTCATGCAATTGATTATTGCTTCCACAAGGGTTGTATAAACAAAAAACCCCGCCGAAGCGGGGTCTAAACGGTCAGAGAATCGTTTAATCTTCAGCCAACTTGGCAAAGTATTCCATATCGTCATCATCAGTAGCTGCGATATCAACTTCAACTGGCTTCTTTGGTGCAGCCTTAGCTTGTTCAACTGTGGTACGTGCTCGTGGAGCATCACCTTCATCATTCAAACCAAGTACTTTATCCAAACGTGTTTTCAACATATCATAAGACTTGAATTCTTTGTCAGCCGTCAACTCAGTCAATGAGAATTGTGACTTCCAAATTTTCTCCAACTTCTCATCGTCATCCAACAATGCAGATGGTGATGTGAATTCGGACTTATCATAGTTTTGATAACCCGCAACTTTAGTGATACGTAACTTAAAGTTAGCACCCTTCCACAAATCAAACGGATTGATTGGTGTTTCATCTTCAAATGCAGGATTCATTGCACCTGTAACCTTCTCAAAAATCTTGGCACCGAACTTGAACAATTTAACTTGTCCTTCGTTCTCTGGATGCTTAGGATCAGAGATGATATAAACGTTAGCAATGTAACTTAGTTTGCGTTTTTGTTTACGAACAATGTCTTTGTTCGCTTCAATGCCTG